AGCCAAGTACATCAATCACAGTCAACCTGGCTATGTGTTTGGCACAGACTTGCAACAGCCCGCCTGGCGGTATGTGATTGTTACAGAAGGCATTTTTGATGCACTCAGCATTGGTGGACTTGCACTAATGCACAACACCATCAGCGATGGCCAAGCAAAACTAATTCGCAGTCTGGGTCGAGAAGTTATTGTTGTGCCTGATCAGGACATGCCCGGTACTGAATTGATTGATCGTGCAGTTGAACTAGGATACAGTGTGAGCATTCCGGCTTGGCCTGATCATGTCAAGGACGTGAACGATGCTGTGATTGAATACGGTCGTCTTGGAACCTTGCTAACTATAATGGCAGCACGGGAAACCAGCAGAATTAAAATTGAAATAAGGAAAAAGCAACTTGTTAAAAGAATACGGACTTGATGTCCAACGACTGTTCCTAGAAATGATGTTGGAGGACGCACAGAGCTATGTGCGTGTTCAAAACATCTACAACCCGCAGAACTTTGATAGAAGTTTGAGACCAGCTGCTGAGTTTGTTAAAGAACACAGCGACAAATTCAAGACCATGCCAGATCGCGCACAGATTGCGGCCGCCACAGGCATCAAACTACAGTCTGTTCCAGACTTGAACGAGGGTCACTTTGATTGGTTCATGACCGAGTTTGAAGCATTTACCAAACGTCAAGAACTAGAACGTGCAATTTTGAAATCTGCAGACTTGCTGGAGAAAGGCGACTTTGAACCAGTTGAAAAACTCATCAAAGATGCAGTACAGATTTCACTCACCAAGGACATGGGTACAGATTACTTTGCTGACCCCGCAAGTCGCATTAACAAGTACTTCAACTCAGGTGGACAAGTAAGCACAGGCTGGCCGCAACTGGACAGATTATTGTATGGCGGATTCAGTCGTGGTGAGTTGAACATCTTTGCAGGTGGATCAGGATCAGGCAAATCGCTGGTGATGATGAACATTGCCTTGAACTGGTTGCAACAAGGACTCAGTGGTGTTTACATCACACTGGAACTCAGTGAAGAACTCACAAGTTTGCGTACTGATGCTATGTTGACCAACATGAGCACCAAAGACATTCGCCGGGATATTGACACAACAGAACTCAAGGTCAAACTTGTGGCCAAAAAGTCCGGACAGTATCGTGTGAAAGCACTGCCGGCACAAAGCAACATCAATGATATTCGTAGTTACATCAAAGAAGTACAGATTCAAACAGGAATCCGTGTGGACTTTATCATGGTGGACTATCTGGACTTGTTGATGCCTGTGAGTGCAAAAGTCAGTCCCAACGACTTGTTTGTGAAAGACAAGTATGTTTCAGAAGAACTCCGCAACTTGGCCAAAGAGCTAGGGTTGCTGATGGTAACTGCAAGTCAGTTAAACAGATCTGCTGTGGAAGAGATTGAATTTGATCATAGCCACATTTCGGGTGGTATCTCTAAAATTAACACAGCAGATAACGTGTTTGGTATTTTTACAAGTCGTGCCATGAAAGAACGTGGCAAATATCAAATACAATGTATGAAGAGTCGTAGTTCTACGGGTGTAGGTCAAAAGATTGATTTGGAATACAATATTGAAACCATGCGTATTACTGATGAAGGCGGAGACGAAGGAACTGGGTACAACAAACCACAAAGTTCAATCATGGATTCAATCAAAGCACGGAGTCAAGTAAAATCTGCAGAAGGTGAATCTACTGGCAACGTATCTACTAAATGGGAAAAGCCAACCGGAACACATGCTTGGGATTACCAACAAGGGGGTAAAGAATTAAAACCCGAAGTTGCAGAAAAAATCTCAGCAGATGTACAAAGTGCCAAACTAAAACAACTGCTAGGTCAGATCAAACAATCATGAGTGACGCATATTGTTCTATGATTCATAGCGGCCTTGAATTACATTTCAAAGGACCCAAAGCAACTGCTCAACATTGCTGTTTGCGTGATACTAGATTTCCAATAGATATCAAGACTGATTTTTGGGAAGATTCTAGATTTATTCCCTTACGCGAAAAAAACAAACAAAATGTATGGGCACCTGGGTGCGAAAATTGTCAAAGTTTAGAAGACACTGGGCAAACTAGTTATCGTACGGGGATGAATTCTGGTCTTGCTGGGAATATTTTAGATTCTTCTGGACCAAAAAGTATTCATCTTATGTTTGACATAAGTTGTAATCTTGCTTGCAGATCTTGTGGCACTTGGTTAAGTACTTTTTGGCAAAAGCATCTTAAAGAACACGGGGAATGGAATCGACCAATTGGAGTACCACAACAACACGATAATGTGATCACAGCTTTGGAAAAGTTAGATCTTTCTAATCTACAAATGCTGGTATTTGCAGGTGGTGAAACATTGTTGGGACAATCTCACTGGGAAGTAACCAAGTGGTTGGCTGACAATGTGCCTAATGCTAAAGAACAACTGACATTGTGCTTCCAGACCAACGGTACACAGCCTATACACCTGCGTAACTATGAGTTGATTAATCGATTTCGTTTAGTAAAACTGCATGTGAGCTTAGACGGAATAAAACAAAAATTTGAATATCTGCGTTGGCCTGCCACCTGGGAACAAGTTGTGTATAACATAATGCATATCCGCAAAACTGCACCGAGCAACGTGATGTTTCATATTGAAGAAACAGCGAGCATTTTTAATCTTTTTTATTTGAGTGAGTTAGAAGACTGGGTGTCAAAACACTTTACTACCAACAGAGAAGGCGACATAGTTAATCATACCAAACACGTAGCTCGGGGAATATTTAATTTAGGTAACTGCACACAAGAGTATGTTGATGCAATGCAAACTAGCAACTACAAAAGTTTAGTACCTGACAACTGGAAAGAAAATCCAGCCAGTGTTTCTAGCATGATAAAAGAAATTGAGAAATTTGACGACTTTAGGAATCAGTCATTTCAGCACACCTTCCCCGAAGTGGCTGAATTTTATGCTAGGTATCTTTAACTGGTAGCACCCTTGATCAACACATAACGCAACACAATGGCTTCGCTGAGTGACCCACCGGTTGCATTACGAACATAAACTGTAGCAGATCCAGACCCACAAGCGGCAGTAAATGTGTAAGAACCAACGGTGCCGCCACTCACATGATTGATTACCAACACGTCAGTTGATGAGATCGTACTGTTTGTAAAAGTAAAACTCACAATAGTAGCAGCATTTAATGCCGCATTGCTCATGGTAATTTGGCCACTGGGTTTGTCTAATGTAACACCTGTGGCTTTGTTAGTGGCCTGTGTCACAGTACCACCACCTCCTGCAATATATCCGAATGGGTTGGTGTAAGCTGTAAGTGGTCTATTTAAATCGTATATGGTAATGGTGTTGCCTGAATCCACGGTGCTAAAAGCAAATCTAAAGGTTCCAGTGGTGCCAAATGTCAGCACACTACTGCTCAAACCCTGCACACCAGCAGTACCCAGGCTCACTGCCCCGGGAAAAGTCACAGTGTAAGCAGTGTTGGTAACAACAAAGTCAATGTACATTATACCAGAAGAACCTGTGGTGGGCCAGCCGGTAAAGCTCAAACTCACGTTGGCTGTGGGTGCAATCAGTTGATACTGTGCGGCACTGTAGTCCACTGAGATTGATCCTGCAGTAGTGGTCTGTTGCAGATACGTGTAACTTACGTCGTTTAATTTAACTGCGTATATTAAGTTGTCGGCCATGTTGTTGTCCAAGATGGTGCCGGTGAGCGCAGCCTTGAAAACGCCTTTGTTTTCCAAGTCAGTGATTTCTGTGGCAGCAATTTGAAAGTTGGTTTTGGTGTTTGTAAAATTGTCTCTAAAACCTTGAGTATTGTTCTGCTGACCGGCCACGGGATATGTGCCGTCTATGTTGTTGGGGTTGATTTGACTTGTCATAGATATTCCTGTATAGTAGATATTTATTCTAGCCTTTAATACACTAAATAATCCAAAGGCCCAGATCGAATGCAGAAAAAGACCCGAAGTTTACTTGAAGAACTGGATTCAATGTATGTAGAGCGTGACCGACGCTTGATCCCTGAAACCCGAGCTGACAGTGTGATTGCAAGTGCCATAAGACTAATTGAACAGATAGAGTCCGAATTTGGTCCCGAGCAAGCAGAGAACCTCACAAGAAAATTGCTCAATGCAATACGCACCAAAGATGCCGGTAAATTTTCACGATCAGTTAGGAGAACAAATGCAGATACATGAAATAACACACAAACGGGTTGATGAAGCCATGCTCGGCGTTGGTGCTGCAATTGGCCGACAGATATCAGGCGCTTTGCAAAGAAAAGCCTTTGGTGGGGTGATAAGTCCAACTGGTGGTGCCACCATGGATCGTGCTCAAGCAGTGCAATTGGGGAGACAATTATCAAACACATTGACGCCTGTGATGATGAAACAGTGGGCAGCCGCTGTACAGGCTGCCATGGCACGAAGCAAGAACCCTGCTACTGGTGCTCCAGTGACCAGTGCATCCGAACTTAGTATGGACAGCAAAAACGCCCTAAAAGCTGAATTAGATGTCATGATCAATCAAGCCATTCAGCCTCGCAGTGCATACAACTACAACGACTTGATAAAGTCTGCGGGCACAGATCCAGTGGCACAAGGTCGAGCTCGGGCCACTATTGATAATATCAGTCAGGCAGCAGATCAAATATTCAAAGCCACCATGGATCCTGCAGCCGGAATTAACACAGCACAAGCATGGCAAAGTCTCATGCAGGATGGGGTCGCTCCGGCTCAAAACATGATAGCGTACGACGCTGGCGGTCGCGATGATCCCGACATAAGAGTCAAGCGTGGGTCGGTGCCTACTACATTTGAGATTGATGTGGGTAATGGTACGTATGTGGATTTTGATAAGACAAATCCTACCCATGCGGCAATAGCAACAAAGTTAGGTGTAGAATTTAAATAATTATTATGAAACTTCTAGAAGGTGGCAATGTTTTTAAAAATGCTGACGGTTCGCCAGCAACTCGTCGTATCCGTCAGGCCGAGATCCCCGGCACTGTGGCCTGGCTGGAGCAGCTGACTGGACTGGATCTTTCCCAAGACAAGGACGAAAACGGTATTCCCGTCAAGTGGTTGGGATCAACTGGCAAAAAGCCCGATTCGGGTGACTTGGATCTTGCAGTGGATTCCAACGAAATCACCAAGGCCGAACTCAAGGGCCGACTGGATGCCTGGGCCACAAAAAACAAACAAGATCCCCGAGACTGGTGCAGACTCACAGGCGAAGCTGTGCACTTTAAAACTCCCATACAAGGCAATCCCAAGAGTGGTTATGCACAAACAGACTTCATGTTCATGCCCAATTTGGAATGGGGCACATTCTGGTTGGGCAGTGCACCAGGTTCAGCCTACAAAGGTGTGTTCCGCAATGTGTTGATGAGCAGCATTGCCAAGTCCCTGGGCCTCAAAGCATCGGGCAAGGGCATCACAAGTCGTCAGTCTGATCGCTTGGTCACCATGGATCCAGACGAAGCAGCCGGCATACTGTTGAGTCCGGGACTCAAGCGCAATCAACTGATGTCAGTTGAAAGCATTTACAAAGCCTTGGCCATGGATCCCGATCGTGATGCTAAACTAGCAGACTTCCGTGATTATATTGCACGTGAAGGCATCAAGGAACCCGAAGCTGGCGTAGCCGAAAGTGATGTCAGTTTCTTGGCACGTCTGCGTGATAGAATTGTAAACAAAGGTTATGTTGCTCTTGTGGAAGCCGAACAAGCTGGGGTAGGCGGCAGAGCCAAGGGTATTGAACATCTGGAAGATCTTGTGTTCCGACGTGGCACACAAGGCATCCGAGATGCTCTTGCTATTGTGCAACATGCCACAGAACAACCCAAAACAACCACAGCCAAGTGGGACGGCAAACCTGCTGTGATATTTGGACGCAAGCCCAGCACCGGAGAGTTTGTGCTCACAGATGGTTCAGGATTTGAAGCCAAGGGCTATGATGGTCTTGCCACAAGTCCCCAAATGATGGCAGACATACAAAGCAAACGTTCAGGCGATAGAACTGAATTGATTCAGATTTACTCCACGTTGTTCCCAGTGCTGGAAGCCGCACTACCACCAAACTTTCGCGGGTATGTCAAGGGTGATTTGTTGTACATGGACACACCGCCCTTGATTTCCGGCAACTATGTTTTCCGGCCCAACACTGTGGAATACAAGATTCCCGCAAAGTCTGCCCTGGGCCAGCGCATTGGCAACAGCAAGATTGGCATTGCCATACACTCAATGTACGCTGATCAAGGCGACGAACGTCAGCCACTGAGTGGTGTGGGCTTTAACGAAGTTCCTGGCCTGATGTTGGAAAAACCAGCAAGTCCCCGGCAACTGCAAACCGAAACCAACGCCGAAAAGCAACTCAAACAACTGATCAAAACTCATGGTCGAGACATTGATGTGCTGTTCAATCCTGCTGAATTGCGAGCACACAAGATCACAGATCTAGCCAAACTGTGTGTGGACTTTATCAACACCAAGGTAGGCGCACCACTCAACGGCGCCACACTGTTGCCCGAATTTGGGGATTGGCTACAGACCAAGGTAACACCACAAAAGTTC